AAAATACTCCAATTACCTCATTACCAAATGGTTTAACAGTTGGAGGTGGTCTTAATTTATATGATACTAAAATTACATCATTACCAAATGATCTAACAGTTGGAGATGATCTTAATTTAGGAAGTACTAAAGTTATATCATTTCCAAATAGTTTAAAGGTTGGAGGTAATCTTTATTTAATAAATACCCCAATAAGTAAAAAATATTCCGAAAAAGAAATTAAAAAAATGGTTCCTGGAGTAAAAGGTAATATTTATATATAAAAGTTTTCCTCCCAATAAAAATATTTGGCTTCCCAAAAATAGGTTATTACATTAAATATATTATAAACAAAAAAAAAGTTATTAAACATGGATTTAAACACAATTAGACAAAAGCTTTCTAATATGAATTCAAAGAACAACAAAGGTGGTTCTAAAGTGGATTATGAAAAATTATATTGGAAACCAGCTATCGGAAAACAAACAATTAGAATTGTTCCTTCCAAATTCGACGACAAATCACCATTCAAAGAATTATTCTTTTATTATGGTATTGGAAACAAAATGATGCTTTCTCCACTTTCTTGGGGTGAAAAAGATCCAATTGCTGAATTCGTAAAACAATTACGTAAATCAAGCGACAAAGAAGATTGGAGATTAGCTAAAAAATTAGAACCGAAGTTAAGAGTATTCGCTCCTGTAATTGTACGTGGTGAAGAAGATAAAGGGGTTCGTTTATGGCAATTTGGTAAAGAAGTGTATATGGAATTCTTATCAATGGCTGACGATGAAGACATTCAGGACTTTACTGATGTTGCAGAAGGAAGAGATTTTACAGTAGATACAGTAGGACCAGATACTACAGGAACCGCTTATAATAAATCATCAATTCGTCCTAAAACCAAAATTTCTCCTCTATCTTCAACTAAGGAAGAAATTGAAAAATACCTAAACAACCAACCTGATCCATCTGAAGCGTTTAAACGTTATACATTTGATGAAATGAAAAGTGCATTACAAAGTTGGTTAGCACCTGATGAAGATGGTGGAGAGGAGGAAGAAGAAGAAGAAGTAGTTCCACCAACCACAGATTTACCTTGGGACAAACCTACAGTAAAATCTAAAACATCACCAAATTACACATTATCTACTACTAAAAAAGATAATAAGTCAAAATTTGATGATTTGTTTGAAAAAGACTAATAACAATTAGGGGGGTGATTTAGCCCCCCATTTAAAACCAAAAATTTATGGCAAAAACAAAAAAGTCGCTTACAGAAGCGGTAGGGGAAGAACTTAAGTCAAAATTCTCATTAGATAAATTTAAGGAGAAGAAAGGATTAGATAATAATGTAAAATTTAAGGAACAACAGTTCATCCCATTTAGCAAATCTATTAAAGATGCTCTTTCTATAGACGGGATTCCTATGGGTCATCTAACTATAGCTAGAGGAAGATCAGACTCAGGTAAAACAACATTATTAATTGAAACAGCTATAAATGCTCAAAAACAAGGCATTCTCCCCATATTCATAATAACTGAAATGAAGTGGGATTTTGAACACGCTATTCAGATGGGATTTGAGTTAAATAGAATAGTAGATCCTGAAGATCCAACAAACATAAATTATGAAGGTTTTTTTATGTATGTAGATAGATCAACGATTAATGTTATAGAAGATGTATCAGCATTTATATTGGATATATTAGATGAACAAAAGAAAGGGAATTTACCTTATGATCTTTGTTTTTTATGGGACTCAGTTGGTTCAATTCCATGTAAACTAAGTGTTGAAGCCAAAAGTAATAACCCTCAATGGAATGCAGGAGCTATGGCTACTCAATTTGGTAATTTTGTAAATCAAAAATTTACAATGTCTCGTAAATCTAATTACCCTTATACAAACACATTCTTTGTTATTAATAAAGTTGGAGTACAACCAGCTGAATCACCTATGGGAAGACCAAAAATGACAAATAAGGGGGGAGATGCTATGTATTGGGATGCAACTTTAGTAATCACATTCGGTAATATAACTAATAGCGGAACATCTAAAATCAAAGCTGTTAAAGATAAAAAGAACGTAGAATTTGCTAAAAGAACAAAAATATCAATAGATAAAATCCACACAGGAATAGGAGTAGCTACTCAATCAACAGTAATTGTTACCCCTCATGGTTTTATTCCTGATACTGATAATTCAATAGCTAAGTATAAAAAGGAAAATTCGAAGAATTGGTTTGAAGGCTCGGATGGAGATATAACAATAGTTGAAGATTTAAGCGAATGGGAGGAAAGTGGGAATATTTCGGATATATTAGAATCTATTAAAGAATAGTATGAAAAATAAAAATTTACTTAAACTCTTGAATGAAGTCCAAGAAAACACAGACTCAGTTTTTAATAAACATGAAAGAGTACTATTAATCGATGGTCTTAATCTATTTTTTAGAAATTTTGCGATTTTAAATTTAATAAATAGTAATGGAGTTCATATCGGGGGTTTAGGTGGTTTTCTTAGATCATTAGGAACATTAGTCAAAGAAATAAAACCTACATCAATATATGTTGTTTTTGATGGTCCTGGATCTTCAGCTAGTCGAAAAAATATGATTCCTGAATATAAATCAAGTCGAAACATTAATAGGATTACAAATTGGGATATTTTTGATGATATCGAGGAAGAACATGATTCCAAAATTAATCAAATAGTACGTTTAATGCATTATTTAAAATGCTTACCTGTTAAAGTATTAAGTATTCCTAAAGTAGAAGCAGATGATATTTTAGCTTGTTTAAGTCAACAAATATCATCAAACCCAAATAATAAATCATTCATAGTATCCGCAGATAAAGACTTCCTCCAGCTAGTCACTAATAACATTACAGTTTATCGTCCCGTTGAAAAAGAATATTATACGCCACAGACTGTAATTGATAAGTTTCAACTCACTCCACATAATTTTATCCTACAGAAAACACTACTTGGAGATAACTCAGATAATGTTAAAGGAATTAAGGGATTAGGTGAGAAGGGGCTTTTGAAAAAATTTCCGGAATTAAAAGAAAGAAATTTATCGCTTCAGGATATATTTGATATATGTGAGGAAAAACTTAAAGACCATGTTGTATATGCTCGAATATTAATGGAACGAAATGAAATAGAGAGCAAATATAAAGTTATGGATCTAAGTAAACCTTTAGTAAGTGAACAGGATATAGAAGATCTACAATCAGTAATTGAAGATGATGAATTATATTTTGAGCCTGAAGAATTCATACGAATGTATAATGAAGATGAATTAGGGAAAATAATTAAAAATGTAGATTTTTGGATTAAAGAAAATTTTTTATATTTAAAATAATAAAATAAAAGTTATGACAACAACAAGATTAAATTCTTTAGAGGAATATGGGCCTTCTTTCCAAACTAAAGTAATATCTTCACTATTAACACATAAGAAATTTTTACTATCAATACATGATGTCTTAACTGATGAATATTTCAGTACACAAGCATCAAAATGGATTGTAGGTCAAATTTTAAGATATTATAGTGAGTATCACTGCCCACCAACAATGGAAGTTCTAAAAGTAGAAATGAAGAAGATAACAAACGATGTACTTCAAATTGCTATCAAAGAACAATTAAAACAATCTTATTCAGCATCTGAAGATGATTTAGAATATATTGAAAATGAATTCTCAGGCTTCTGTAAAAATCAACAACTAAAAAGAGCATTATTAGATTCAGTAGACTTACTTAAGGGTGGAGAATACGATTCTATTAGATTTCTAATTGATAGCGCTCTTAAAGCAGGACAAGACAAAAATATAGGTCATGAATACGATAAAGATACTGAATCTAGGTATCGTGAAGATAATAGAGTTATTATTCCTACTCCTTGGGATAAAATAAATGAACTAATACAAGGTGGATTAGGAAATGGAGATTTTGGTTTAGTATTTGGTAATCCTGGAGGTGGTAAATCATGGGCTTTAGTAGCATTGGGGGGATGTGCTGTTCAATTAGGATATAATGTAGTACATTATACTTTAGAATTAGGAGAAGATTATGTTGGTAAAAGATATGATGCTTTCTTTACAGGTATTCCTGTAGATAAACTTAAAAATTTCAAATCAAAAGTCCAAGAAACAATAACCGAACTCCCAGGTAAGTTAATTATAAAAGAATATATACCAGGAAAGGCTAGTATTTCTACTTTAGAGAGTCACATTAAAAAGTGTGAGGATTTAGGTTTTAAAACTGATTTAATTATTATAGATTATGTTGACTTACTTTCGTCAAAAAGAAAAAATAGGGAGAGAAAAGAGGAAATTGATGATATTTATATCAGTACTAAAGGATTAGCTCGAGAATTAAATTTACCTGTATGGTCAGTATCACAGGTTAATAGAACAGGAGCTAAAGAAAATATTATAGAAGGCACAGCAGCGGCCGGAAGTTATGATAAAATTATGATTTCTGATCTATGCTTAACCCTCTCAAGAAAAAAAGAAGACAAAGTTAACGGAACCGGTAGGATTCACGTTATGAAAAATAGATATGGAGCGGATGGTATGACTTATAATGCCAAGATAGACACATCTAGAGGATATATAGAAATTGAAGATGAATATAATGAGGATGATGATGAAGACACTAAACCAGCCGTTAAAAAGTTTGATAGTGACTTTGATAAATTTGATAAACAGCTTTTAAAAAATAAATTTTTCGAATTAAATAACAAATAAAAATAAATGAACACAGAAACCCGAATCCTATCCGAAGTTACTACTTACCTCAAATACTCTAAGTATGTTCCCGACTTTCAAAGAAGAGAAACATGGGGAGAACTAGTAACAAGAAACAAACAAATGCATCAAGGTAAATTTCCTCAACTACATGATGAAATAGAAGAAGCATACAAATTGGTATATGATAAAAAAGTATTACCATCCATGAGAAGCTTACAATTCGCTGGAAAGCCCATTGAACTAAACAATTCTCGCATTTTTAACTGTTCATATATGCCTATTGATAATTGGAGAGCATTTAGCGAAATTATGTTTCTATTATTATCAGGATGTGGAGTAGGTTATAGTGTTCAACTTCATCACGTAGAATCTCTTCCTGAGATTACAATTCCTATTAAACATAAACGTTATTTAGTAGGTGATAGTATTGAAGGATGGGCAGACGCTATTCGAATGTTATGTAAAGCATATTTTAATGGAGGATCTCTTCCAAAGTTTGACTTTAGAGATATTAGACCAAAAGGAGCTCAATTAATTACAGTAGGAGGAAAAGCACCAGGTCCTGAACCTTTAAAAGAATGTTTATTTCAATTACAAAAAATCCTTGACCGTAAAGGAAATGGAAGCAAATTAACATCAGTAGAGGCTCATGATATGGCATGTCATATTGCTGATGCTGTATTAAGTGGAGGAATAAGAAGAGCAGCATTAATAGCTTTATTTAATCTAAATGATGAAGATATGTTGACTTGTAAGTTTGGAAATTGGTGGGAAGAAAATCCACAACGTGGACGAGCAAATAACTCAGCAGTATTATTACGTCATAAAATTGATCAAGAAGAATTCCTTAAACTGTGGAAAAAAATAGAGCTAAGCAACTCAGGAGAACCTGGTGTTTATTTTAGTAATGATAAAGATTGGGGTTGTAATCCATGTTGTGAGATTGCACTTAGACCTTTTCAATTTTGTAACCTTTGTGAAGTAAATGTTTCGGATATTGTAGATCAAGAGGATTTAGATAATAGAGTAAAAGTGGCAGCATTCATTGGGACTTTACAAGCAGCATATACCGATTTTCATTATTTAAGAGATATTTGGAGAAAAACAACTGAAAAAGAAGCTTTACTTGGAGTTGGAATGACGGGAATAGCTTCAGGTACAGTATTGGGTTTGAATCTTAAAAAATCAGCAACTATAGCTAAAAATGAAAATGCTCGTGTTGCAGAAATTATTGGTACTAATAAAGCGGCTCGTGTAACTACAGTAAAACCAAGTGGTACTAGTTCATTAGTATTAGGATGTAGTAGTGGTATTCATAGCTGGCATGATAAGTTCTATATTAGAAGAATTAGAATTGGAAAAAACGAACCAATATATTCGTATTTGGCTAAAAACCACCCTGAATTAGTTGAAGATGATTTCTTTAAACCAACTATCCAAGCTGTTATTTCAATTCCTCAAAAAGCACCTAATGACGCTATCATTCGTAGTGAAGAAACAGCATTGGAATTATTAGAACGTGTTAAAAAATTCAACATTGAATGGGTAAAAGAAGGTCATCGTAAAGGAGCAAACACAAATAATGTATCTGCAACTATTTCTATTAAACCTGAAGAATGGAGTGAAGTAGGAGAATGGATGTGGGAAAATAAAAACACATTTAACGGATTATCAGTATTGCCTTTCTCAGATCATACTTATATACAAGCCCCTTTTGAGACCATTACCGAAGAACAATTTAATGAAATGGTACAACACTTACATAATATTGATTTAAGTAGAATAGTTGAAACTGATGATTATACTGTACTAATGGAACAAGCTGCTTGCTCTGGTGCGACTTCATGCGAAGTTGTGTAGAAGTCATGTAAACGTCATATAAAATATTTGGAAATTTCAAGATTTGGTCGTATATTGATGCCATAATAAAATTAAATAAAAATGGACAAAGATCAAGAAAAACAACCAGTACAGTATGAACAACAAACACCATACGAACAAGAAGAATTTGATGAAATAATCAAACAACACGAATCTAACTGTGAAGATTCAGAAACAGGACTTCAATATTATGAGCTCATCAAATCCATTAATTATAACTAATGGTTACAAGAGAAGACATATTGAAAGAATACAACATACATGTATCTTTTAAAGCCCCACCAAAACCAGATCGATTGAATTTTAACAAATTTTATTGGTGGAGAAGATACCCTGTTTCTAAATCACTTGATAAACACCATTCGTTTGCATCAAAAATAAATCATGGTGATTTTAATTATTCACCATATGCATTTCAAATTTCATACGAAGAGCAGTGGCTTGCAGACGAAGTTGCTAAGCTTAGAAATACTGTTCAAAATTGGGGAGTTCTTAAAGAAAAAGAAAACGAATTACGTTCTATGTGTAATAAAAGGATTCGAAAACTCCAAGATGACTTTACAAAAGATGAAAGGGAAAGAATGCATTCATTCAAGGAACACCTTAAAAAAGAATGTGGTGGTACTATAGAACAAGTTTCTGAATTTATTGATGATTTAGCAGAGGGAACTTTATTAGAAGTAGTTGAGCAATATAAAACATATTTAAGAAATAAAAAACATGAAAAAGTTGATAAGTTTTTCTCAATCTTTAACTAAGAGATTGAATGGTTGGGTGTGGAACAATATAGGTTGGAAAATAAGGACCATATATAGGTCTATACGTAATGTAATCAGATGGTTTCCTATTATCTGGAAAGATAGAGATTGGGATTCTCATTACATCTTTGAAATATTAAAGTTTAAACTACAAAACCAAGCAAAATACATTGGGAATCAAGACCGTCACACCCGAGCTAAAAGGGATGCTCAAATTATGACCACTTGTGTTCGTTTAATAGAAAAGGTACAAGATGAAGATTATTCTATGGAATATATGGATTATGAAGATAGGATTTTTGATTTTATACCATCACCTACCCAACCTGGATTATACGAACTACATACAGAAACAAAAAGTGAAAACCACGATGATTATTACAAAAGGTACCCACTAATATATAAAAGGGTATTGAACGGAGAAGGTCCGTTTAATATTAAAGATAGAGATGAAGACAGCACTAAGCAAGTAATTTCAATGAATATAGGACATATAAATCAGACTAGAGCTAAAAAGCTATTATTTACTCTATTAGAACATAATATTGAAAAATGGTGGAATTAGTGGAAATCTAAAAAATAGTTTATATATTTATTATTAAGAAAATTAAGTTATGAAATTAAGTTTTGAATCCCCATTAAGTTTACTTACAAACTCATTAGAATACAATGATTACCAATACATTCTCCCGCATTTATCTGACTTACATCCAGAATACAAGGAATTTATGTTATCTTATAGACAACATCCTGACTCTTTTATTATTATGGATAATGGGTTATTCGAAAATGTAAAACACACTCAAGAAGATTTAATTAAAAAAATAGATCTATTCGAACCCGATATTTTTATTTCTCCTGATGAATGGAATAATTCATGGAGAACATCTAGAAATGCTAAGTATTGGATGAATACTATGAAACCTCAATTACCTGAAAGAACCAACTTAATGGTCGTAATACAGGGTGAAACATTAGGAGATATTATTTCATTATATTCGGATTGTTATGATATGGGTTATAGACATTTTGCCTTTAACCATTCATTAAAATTGTATGGTGAGATGTTCCCACATAAAAATAAATTATTTTCCCAAATGATGGGACGTATTTTATTAATAAATGTCCTCCACACAAGAAGCATGTTGGATACTAATTCATATCATCATTTACTAGGAGCATCAGATATAAATGAATTTAAATTCTATAAAGGGTATGATTTTATTAAATCGGCAGATACAAGTGCACCTATAATAAACGCGTTTAAAAACGTTTTATTTGATATGGGTGTTGAATACACTAAACCATCCGAAAAGATAGAAGAATTTATTAACACGCCGATATCATCTGATATCATTAACAATATTAATCACAATATAAAACAATTAAGATCATGTCTATTGTAACAAAACACACTCAAGATTTAAGAACATATATGTCATTATTTGACTTCCTAGGAAAACCAGCTGGTGGTAAAATTGGAAAAGAAGTATTTGACTATTCAAGAAAATTAAGAATACCTCTTAAATATAGAGAAATTACAAATCCCAAGTACACTGGAAATGTATGTCTTTATCCTTTAGGATTTTTAACATTATATTTCAATAGTGAGAATAATTTAGATATAGTAACAGAACCTGAAGTAAGACTTGATTTACCATTTTAAAAATAAAATATGAAAAAACATGTAGTAATCTCCCTAAGTGGAGGAATGGATAGCAGCACTTTATTGCTTCGTTGCTTAAAAGAATACGATACTTGTACTGCTATCTCTTTTGACTATGGACAAAAACACAGAGTAGAACTAGAAAGAGCTCAATCATTAATAGATTATTTGAATGATAATTTTTATGAAACTAACCATAGAGGAGATGATTTTGGTAAATATACCCCAATTACTTACCGTCAAATCAAACTAGACGGATTAGTTGATCTATTAGATTCAGCTTTAATAACAGGAGGTAAAGATGTACCTGAAGGTCATTATGCCGAAGATAATATGAAAGCAACAGTTGTTCCTAATAGAAATAAAATTTTTGCTTCTATTACTCAAGCAGTAGCTTTATCGGTTGCTAATCGTACAGGAGAGACTTGTGATATTGCTTTAGGTATTCATGCAGGTGACCATTCAATTTATCCTGACTGTAGACAAGAATTTAGAGATGCAGATGATACAGCTTTTAGATTAGGAAATTGGGAAGCAGAAAGAGTAGGTTATTTTACTCCATACTTAGAAGGTAATAAATTTACGATTTTACAAGACGGAGAAGTACTATGTAAAGAGTTAGGATTAAATTTTAACGAAGTATATAAACGTACTAATACTAGTTATAAACCATATCCAAGTGGAAATTCAGATTATAAAAGCGCTTCCTCAGTAGAAAGAGTAGAAGCATTTATTAAATTAGGATGTCCTGATCCTGTAACCTATGAAGATGAAGATGGTATAGCTTCTTGGGATAAGGTAGTAGCTCACGTAAATAATATTTTAAATCAACATAATAAATAAAATGAAACAACTATTAGTCATATCAACTACGTGGTGTGCTCCATGTAAAGCTATTAAGCCAATTATGCAAGAATTATCTCAAACGTATAATATTTCAATGGTGGATGCTGAAGCAAATCCTGAAATATCATCCCAATACTCTGTTATGGGAGTTCCTACTATAATTTTACTTGAAAATGGAGTAGAGAAAAACAGATTTTCAGGATTTAGAACAAAAGAACAAATTATTAACTTTTATAACAATTAAAAAACAAAAAAATGGCAGAATTTTCAAAACAATGGTGCGAAATTAATGATCCGGATGATTTATCATATGATTTCGATATCTTAGAAGAAGCAAAACAATTAAAACCAGAACATTATGTATCTTTAATTTGTGAAGGATTTGGTTTTACAGCAATCGGAAAAGACAAAGACGGTAATATTTTATTAGGCGTTCCAACAAACGAATCACTTAATGAAGTAATTTGGAAATCTTATAATGAAGTAATAAAATGAACCACCCCAACCCAAAACAACACCAAACCATAAGCTTTATTAAATCCGGAGTAAGAATACTGGGATACGTAGGTTTAATGATAAATCCACTTCTTGCTATTACCTTGTTGGTAGTATCAGAAATTATAGGTATATTAGAAGAATTAGTTTAAACAATAAATATGGCAAGATATATTTCAACAAAAACATTTGATAACTATTCAGTAGCTATTCGTCAATGGAGAGCACAACATTCACATTGTCAATTACTTCATGGATATGGTATTTATTTCAAAGTATGGTTTGCATCTAATGAACCTGATATTGATAACCAATTGGACGACATGAATTGGATTGTTGACTTTGGTGGTTTTAAAGAAGCCCCTAGAGGAAATGGACTTAAAGCATGGATGGATCATATGTGGGATCATACATTATTAATTGAAAAGGACGATCCATACTTAGATTTCTTTAAATCAGCAGAAATGGAAGGCTTATGTCATTTAAGAATAATGGATAAAATGGGATGTGAGTCATTAGCTAAAATGGTATTTGATAAGTTTAACGATGTATTATCAAAAACGGATGCTGGAAGATGTAAAGTAATTAAAGTAGAGTGTTTTGAACACGGAAAAAATAGTTCAATTTATCAAGAAAATTAAAATAATGACAATAGCAAAACAATTAGGGATTAAAAAATTCCCATTTAAAATCCTACAAGAAGGTCGAGTAATATACTGGGAAAGTGGAGTTGGAGACTGGATTATCCAAGAATATAATGATCAAGGTAAACCTACATACTTTAAAAATAATCACGGATATGAAACACATAGAACCTACGATCAAAAAGGTAGAATGACAAGTTTCAAAGACAGTAACGGAATTAACACACATTTAACATACACAGACAACATGAACATTCAAGAAAAAAAACAACCCGAAGAAACAATGTTTTCTTTATACGAATATCTAGGTAGAGCAGCAGGATCAGAATTAGGCAAGCAAGTAATACAAAAGGCTATTCAACAACACGTTAAAGTAACTTCACATCAAGTTAGTAATCCTAAATATGAAGGTCGTATCTTAAGATATCCAATCTCATTTTTGAAAGAATACTTTAACAGCAAATAATATGAAACCAGGTAGATTAAAATATTTTGACAAACCATTACAAATAGTAGAATTATACTACTGCATTCAATCCGAAGGTTCAAGAGCAGGCAAACCTACTGTTGCAATTAGAACAACCGGTTGTACTCATAGGTGTTGGTTTGGAGAAGGAGGGTGGTGTGACTCATGGTATACGTCAATTCACCCTGAAAAAGGTACATTTACATTTAATGATGTTATTAAAATGTATGATAATAGACCAGACATTACAGAAATGATGCTTACAGGTGGAAGTCCAACAATGCACCCAGATTTAGTAAATGAATTAACCCATTTTGCTAATGAAAGAGGCATTGTAATAACTATAGAAACCGAAGGATCACATTTTATTGAAACCGACTATCCTATTGGTTTAATTTCATTATCTCCTAAATTTTCAAATTCTGTACCTAAAATTGGAATTCCAATGCCAAATGGGGAATTAACAGATGAAAAGTTAATAATTAAGCATAATAGTTTAAGAATAAACAAAGAAGCTATTAGACAAACACTATCATACCATACAGATTACCATTTTAAACCAGTTTGTAATCCTGTAGAGATGATGGATACTTGGGATGAAATAGAAGAATTTAGGATAGAGATGGGAATCCCTAAATCAAAAACATGGCTAATGCCTCCAGGAAGCACAAGAAGCGAACTTATTAGAGTATATCCTATGGTATTTGATTTTTGTACTGATAATGGATATAATTTTACAGGTCGTGAACACATTATTGCTTTCGATGAAAAGCGTGGAGTTTAAATATTTATTATAAAATGATATCAATTACCAACAAAAAACAACTCCCACAAAACGGAACCCAAATATTATATTTTACATCTGAAGGGTGTAGTGCATGTAATATGCTTACCCCTAAATTATCTCGTTTAGTTGAAAATAAAGGATATGACAACTGGTATAGTGTAGATGTTAATAAACATGAATTATTAGGAGAACAGTTTAAAGTAGAGTTTATTCCAACAGTTATTGTCTTAAAAGATGGTAAAGAAGTAAGACGAGCTACTGGCATCAAGAACATAGAATACATAGGTATTTAAGTGTACTTGGTAACCCAAAATAAAAGTTGTATATTTAAAAATAAAAGTTATATTAATGGAATTATTAAAAAAATCAAACGGTAATCATCCCCGTACTCAAGAAGAGGTAGAGCAGATGATAGACAATGCATCCAAGGCATATGGTGAATTCCTTACAGCAGTTGGGTTTGATTATAAAGCAGATAGACAAACAGTCGATACTCCAAAAAGGGTCGCAAAATCCTGGATAAAAGACCTAATTATAGGTTCAATTACTGATGAACCTAACATCACAGTATTTCCTAATGACGAAAATTATGATGGATTAGTAATCCAATCAGGTATCCCAATTGTTAGTATGTGTGCACATCACAATTTAGCATTCACTGGATTTGCTACTGTAGCATATATTCCTGCTGAAAATGTAATTGGACTAAGTAAATTAAATCGTATTGTAGAATGGTTTTCTCGTCGTCCACAAATGCAGGAATCATTAACCACCCAAATCCATAATTATGTTGCTGATAAAATGCAATGCCAATCAGTAGCAGTTAGTATTGCTTGTAAACATACTTGTTGTTCACATAGAGGTATTAAACATGGCTCTGTAATGACTACAAATAAATTCTCAGGTGTGTTTATAGAACCTAACAATATGGTTCGTGATGAATTCCTTCACGCCATTGAAGTAAATGGTGCTAAATTTTAATAATTAAATCTTATAGTATGATAACAACAATATACGCTCATAAAAACACAGAAAATGCTGTTATTCCAACGATAGCATATAATTCGACAAGTGCATGTTTTGATATAACTTGCACTGAAACAACAAGAATACCAGCAGGTAAATCCTCAGTAGTACCAAATGGATTGAATTTAACACTACCTCAAAATCAAAAGTTTTGGATGCAGATTCAATTACGTAGTTCTAAAGGATTTAAACATGAATTAATCCCACATTATGGAACTGTAGATCCAGGATATACTGGAGATTTAGGAGTAAAAATATATAATGTTGGAAATATTGATGTCATTATTGAGGAAGGAGAAAGATATGCTCAAATAGCAGTAATTCCTATCCCAGAATATGAAATCGTTGAATTAAATGATGAAGAATTTAACGAATTAAAAAACACACAATCTAGAGGAGACAAAGGATTTGGAAGTTCAGGTAAAAATTAAAAATTAAAATAAAACAAAATGAAAAAATTACTAGAAATTATACATTATTTACGACAAGTTACTGAATGGTCTCAGCCTAATATGAAATTTGTTGAAACCATGGCTCTTATTAATGAGTTAGAAGAAGAAGTAAATACTTTACAAGTAGCAGAACCTAAGGAAGAAATAGTAGAAGTGCCTCAAGAACCAGTAGTCGACGAAATAATAACGGCAACTGAAGAACCAGTAATTACTGAAGAAGCCCCTAAGAAAAGAAACTACCATTTTAAAAAGAAAGAAACCCCATCAGAATAAATTGTATCAATCAATATTTTTTGACAGATCGACATATAATATCTTTTTGAGAGACTGTAAGTCAGGATGGCATCAATTCAAACATAACCCTATTTTCTATAAACGAGTAAAGCACCAACAAGACGGTGCTTTACCTGTACTAACTGGAGGATATTGTGTTCCAGTTAATGGGAAGGCGGATTGGAGTGATCCTGATTTATTAGAAAAGGATATAAATCCTGAATTATATACTTTGAGAGAATTATATCATAATAAGGAAGATGAAATTCCTGAATGGCATAATACTGTGTTTTTAGATATTGAGATTGAAATGGGAGGAGCGCTTACTATTCAGTATATAAGAGATGCTCAAGCTCCAATTACCTCTATAGCTTTAATAGACTCAACTACTAAAACTAAAATATGTTTTATTGTTGATAAATCAAGAGAAATTGAAGAAATTAATGATGGAGATACTCATATTATTCCTTGTAGAACAGAAAGAGAATTGATATTAAAATTCTTAGATAAATGGGAAGAAATAGATCCAACCATAGTAGTAGGATGGAATAGTGAATACTTCGATATGCCTTATTTATACTTTAGACTAGGAAATGTAGTACATGAAGAAGATAGACTTAGACTTTCCCCAATCCGTAAAATTCAGGTTCAAGATTATAATCCAGCTATTTTATCAGTTAGATTAGGTGGTATTAATCATCTAGATTATATGCTTTTGCATAAAAAATATATAACAAAGGAAGAACCGTCATATAAGTTAGGTGATATTGGAGAAAAATATGTTAAATTAGGGAAAGTAGAATATGAAGGTAATTTGAATACTTTATTTAAGTCAGATAAACAAAAATTTATTGAATATAACCTTCGAGATGTTGAGATTGTTGAGAAATTAGAAGAAAAACTTAAATTTATCGAGTTAACTATTATGATAAGTCATATTTGTAATACTCCATATGATCAAATCTATTATAACACAGTCTTAGGTGAAGGGGCAATATTAAAATACTTACGAGGATCAAAAATAGTTTCTCCTAATAAGCCTACCACTCATAATCCATCAAGAAAAAATAGGGAAGAAACATATGCTGGAGGATATCTTTTAGATCCCGTACCTGGATTATATTATGATTGTATAGATTTAGATTATACCTCACTATATCCTAGTATTATTAAATCCCTTAATTTAGGTATCGAAACATTAGTTGGAAGGATTGAAGTAAATTCTACATACGAACAAAACTATTCATTAGAAAAGCTAGAACAAAGAGATCCAAACGAAGAAATAACAATACAACGTTTGAATAAAATCAATTATACTTTGGACTCAAAAGAGATTAAATTAGGAGAACTTATACAAATAATTAAGGATAATAAATACACAATATCAGCATCCGGAGCATTGTTTAGAACTGATAAACAAAGTGTTACAGCTACTATTTTAGAAAAGTGGTTTGAGAAACGTGAACATTATAGAGGAATGAAAAAACAAGCTGGTAAATCGGAGGATTGGGGTAAGTTTGCATTGTATGATACGTTTCAACTTGCATTTAAGATTCTCCAAAATGCTATGTATGGTACATTTGCTAAAAACGTTTGGAGATATACTGATGGTCATATGATATGTAGTTGTGCCATTACAAACAGTGGTCAAAGATTAACTAAATCCTCTATCGATTATGTAAATGGTGAATTAGGTAATGTTATGGAAATGTCTAAAGATGAATTAATGGAATATTTTGAATTAGACTCTAAAAAGTAAATTTATATGGATAAAAACTTTATTCTTTTAAGTGACACAGATAGTTTGTACATAGAGCTTAAACCTGTTTTAGATTATATGAAATCTAAGGGTATAGAAATTAATGACGAAAATAAAAATGAATTTGTTCTTAAAATAGCTAGTAAGATTCAGTCTAAAGCAAACGATAACTTAGAGGATATTTGTAATGAGTTATTTAACATTCCAAAAAATAAATACTTTCAATTAAAACAAGAGGTAATTGCTTCTACTATATTAGCTACAGGTAAGCGTCGTTATGGGATGTGGGTTACTAATAAGGAAGGAGTTACAATTCCTTCCGATCATAAAGATGCATTGGATCTAAAGGGTTTGGAGATAATGAAGTCTAATATGAATCCAATTTTTAAAAAATTCGGAGAAAATTTTATCAAAAATATTTTATTTAACACACCAAAACATGAATTAGACAATTCTATAATAGATTTTTACAATTTGTTAAAACAAACAGACCCGAGATTATTAGGTAAACCAACTGGTGTTAAACAAATAAATTCATATAGAATACCTCCAACATCCGGAGAGATATTTAGTAGGTTTAGACTTAAAGCCCCAAGCAATACAAAGGCAGCAGTACGTTACTCAGACTTACTTAGATTTAGAAAATTAGATAAAAAATTCGAAACAATAATAGAAGGGGATAAAATACTTATCATTAACCTAAAACAAAATCCATATCAGATAGATACCATAGGGCTCCCAAATTCAAAGGTACCTGATGAGATCGATAAGTTCGTTAAAGAATACATTGACGTTGATAAAATATTTGAATCGATGCTTTTGAATAAGTTGAAAGAACTATATCTTGACCTAAGATGGGATTTTCCTAGTTTAAATCCAAACATTGGGAAGTTTTTCTCCTTCTAAAAAAGTTCGTATATTAATTAAAAATAAAAATATGATGCATAAATCCGTTTTACAGAGTGTTATTTCTAAATACTATTTAGGTGGGATAATTGAAACCGCTAAATTAAGTGTTGAGGATGATAAATTACAAATAAAATTTGTATCGCCTAACAAAGATATGATTGGACATTTAGAACATAGTAAATTTCCAATCCCTAATTGTGTATTGCCGGTATTTAATACTACTCAATTACTTAAATTACTAAGTGTTACTAGTAATGATATTTCACTTCTTACTGAAAAGAAACAAAAAGTATTTACTAAATTATACATTTCAGATACTAATTTTAATCTATCATACGCTTTAGCTGATGAGTTTTTATTACCAAAAGTAGGTGAAGTTACTGAACCCCAAGAATATGAAATCAAAATCCCACTAAATGCTGAAAATATAGATTCTTTAATTAAAGCTAAAAATGCATTACCAGGAGTAGATTTTATGACCATCAGAAGTGATATTAGTTTAGAAGATCAAAAACCAATTATCGAATTTATATTTGGGGACGATAATGAACATTCAAATAAAATCACATATAATATAGCTGGGGAAGTGAATTCGGGTAGAATTAGTCTTCCATTTAACTCAGAAATATTCAAAGAAATATTAGTAGCAAATAAAGATATGGGTGGTGGGGTTATAAATATAAGTGAGAAAGGGTTAATGGTAATGGAATTTGAAAAGAATGAAATTAAAACCAAATATTTCTTGGTAAGATTACAAGGAGCATAATATGTATATTAGACAATTAAACTTAAACATAAACAAAAATGAAAAT